TTCTCTGAGCACAGGACCAGCAGTAGGCAAATCACTCTTTAAACTGCCATATGAAGTTCGCAGCTTGAACTCGGACAAATCACCATGGCTGTTGACAATTCTTACATCATTTTTCACAATAGTAACTTGATTATCACTTAATGGATCACTGTCTTTATCGCTCAGTAATGCGACTAGCTGTGGATTGCTAGTCACTTGATCTTGTGGTAGTATTACATCCAGATTGTTCAAGTCCTGGTCATATCCATACTGACCTGCTCTGAATGCCCACTCCTCAAAATAGTAAAACTCTTGTTCAGGTTGGACCACTTGTGTGTTCCTGAGCAGTGCATCTATGCTCACACTAGTGCCCTTTTGGTGGATCATGCCTTGATAAAACTGGAATTCCGCACTGTTGTCCAGCAACAGATTGGTCAAATAGGTTCGAGGTTGATATGCAACTTGATGCTGAGCCAAGAGTTGTAAATTGCGTGGTAGGGCCTGGCTTATGGAACTGGTTTGTTTATTTTGATCAAATGGTATGCTTAAATCAGTTTCAAATATCTTCCTCAAGTCATCCACAGATTTTTCTAAGTTAGGGATAATTCTGTTGTTCACCACCAGATTGTTCCCCAGCTGACTCACACTTTGTGTGACCAAATAACCTGGGGCTTGCATCCTGCCCTTCCAATCTAGAGTTCTATACCCAAACAGTTTGAATCTTGCCTGACGTTGATTGAGTACAGGATCATAGATCAAATCTCCAAACACTGTTTTGTTGTTGAATATGAGTGCATGTTCCAGACTGGTTGTATAAAGTCTGATCCCGTAAATGCCTTGGTCATTGAGCACTTTGATACTGATGTCATCCTCTATTCGCAAAAAGTCCAAATTGGCCAAGCTGACAGGATTTCCCAGTCTATCCAAAACACTGTGAGTACCTTGCACCAAACCACCAATGTGTTGAATGATACCAAAATCAGTCTTGAACTTGCACAAGGTGGCAGCTGGACTTAGAGTCATGTAGGTGCCCGCAGCCCAAGGACCCTGGCTCCAATACAGGAACTCTCTAGCACTCAAACTCCAGTTACGTGGGCGGCTGGCTGTGGAATCATATTCATCAAACTGCCATCCTGCGGCTTCTTGTGCTCTGCCCAAGCTGATCAGGAAGTCATACACTTGTTGACGAGTTTGAAAAACAGTACCATAGGGCACAAGATCTGTTTTGTTGAGCCCCTGCTTGTATTCTGTAACTTGTTGGTTTTCCACAACCACAGTTTGCTTTGCACCTGTGATGCGGCTGGGTATGATTTCAAAATAAGGATCTCTAGCATCATAACCAATCACTCGCCAACCCTGATTGCGCCCCAAGAATTCCACCAACACACCGGTGTACACATATTCTTTAATGCTAGCACTTCTCAACAGCTGGCAAATCACATCTTCTTGGGGCAACAACAAGTTGTCTGTGTTGCTGAGTCCAAATGAATCCACCAATGTTCTGATGTTTTGTCCATCTGTAAAACCACCCATTTTGTACATGAGGTTCACACCTGCCCCTCTGATCAGATTACCCAAATACGTTGTGACACTTCGACTGTCAGACACCAGCTTCTCACTGATCCAGTGTTGAATACCACAACTGCCATGGTAAGTTTCTGTGCTGTTCAAGCTGGGGATCAGGCTGGGATTCTCTCTGTGCATCACACACGATCTGACTGGTGTGCGTGTGAGTGTGTCACTTAGTACTCGTTGTGAATATGTTTGATCCTCAAATAACTCAATCTGTCTGACTCCATCCCACAAATATTCCACAAATGCAGCAGGCCTCATCAAATATGCCCATTGTGACCAAAGCTGATCAGCATCCACACTGGTGAGCCACACATTTTCCATGGGACTTCTGTCACCAAACTTCCAATCTGCCGCAGCTTGTGATTGAGAGGGCAGCTCAGTTATAATCCCAGCATCAAACGGTGCTAGTAATTGTCCTGCATCATTCACAGGCACATATTTGCTCAATCCTGGTCTGGCCCAGTCCACATGTTTGCCAGCTCTACCACCCTGGCGAATCACACCTGCCTCCAGGTCTTGCCATAATTTTAGGTTGCCACGAGTATATGGTGCAGTACCATACTCACTGTCCCACCAGGTTGGCTTCTGACTAAAGCCCAACATTCTCCAAGGGGATGCATGAGGTTGATCTGTGTCATAATAATAAAAATAGATCCCTCTCCATGAACCAGGCAACGATTGTTGGTCTTGGTCTGTTGAGCTGCCATAATTCCATGAGAAAGGATCACTTATGTCAAATGTGGTGTTCCTGAGAGCATCCACTTGATTCATGGTGAGCCATCTGTTCCAAGCAGGTGCTTGCAATGTGGTAACGTCTGACCTAGTGTAACTGGTAACACGAAACTTACCACTAAGTTGTGTTCGCACATCCAGGTCAGGCACATGATCCTCCATGGCATACTTCTCAGGCAGGCTACCATATTGCAATTGTTCAAACAGTAGCCAAGCTTTAGCTACAGGATGAGTCAATTCTGACACATTTGTGGTCACACCTTGTGTGTTCAAAATCTCTCCCATGGGGTCATTATTGTAGTCACTGAGCACGCACAATGCTCCATTGTGGCATCTTAGGGTGAGAGGTGAGCCAGGCTGGCTTAAATCATAAAAAACTGTGGGCACGTATGCACTCCACGCGCCCAATCTAGTAGCACTTGCAGGTACCCATGTGGGGTTCACACTCTGTTGTGAACAGTATGCCCCCAAGCTCAAATCAAATCCTGAATTGACCCATGCACTAGCCCTAGTCTTGCCCAGATTGATTTGGCGCAGTGCCCTGTCCAACCACAGTTGTGGATTATCCGAACCAGTGAGTGCTTGATTATTATACACATTCCAAAGCGCATTTATAAATTTGTTGTAGAAGCGCAAGTATTCTGTTTGACTCCACTGCATGGCCACCATGGGATCAGTCACACTCTGACTACCCTCAAAAGATTGACTTTGATCAATACCATTCAATGCCATCAATTTGAGCATGCTGGCTCTGTGTTGTAGAATTACTGTGCCTCTGCCCAACTGTTTGGGTGAATCTCTCCAGTTGTTGGCACCACTTGCTGTGCCTGTGAATCCTGTTTGATTGCGGATGACGCTTTGGCCATGGGGCAGCATGTCTGCTAACATGAACTGAGTTACAACTTGATTGTCTGGGTTAGCTTGCAGATTGACAGGAATTTCAAAATATCCATCACGAACCTGATTGTGCACTCCAGCCCATGTGCTCACTTTAATAACAGTCTGTGCAGCAGGTTTTTCTTTCAACTGGATTGTGTTGTTCAGAACTGTATACTGAGTTTCATTCAATAATGTGGCACCCACCTGAACAATAATATTGGGTGTACCTGTTTGTGTAAGCGCAGGCATTTGATCAATTGCAAATGTGGTTTCATTATTTGTGACCACATATTCATTTATCACAAACTGCTTTGTTAATTGATCGCTCAAAAACCAATTATTCACATATTGTGCTTGATCTAAAAATGTTTGCTGCCAATAATAGTAACCAGGAACTTCAACTAGATCTGTATTTTGATAATATGTTACTTGTATTTGTGTACAAGTAACATCAAACACATAATTACGAGCACTTGCAGAATCCACATCTGCCGAAAATCCTAGCACAGGATCCACAGGCAATGCTGTGTTCTGCCTGTAGCTGAGCAAACTGCATCCTGCAAAGTTACTGTTAGGGTATGAAACTGGATCTGCTAAATTTGTGCCCACAGAGTCAAACAGCTCAAATAATGGGGCTTGGTTTATGGTGGCCACATACTCTTGTGAATCTGGGAGCCAATTGGGTAGTAACTGCCTGCTTTGGCCTCTGACCCATTTTGTGCCTGTGAAATACCAATTGGTGCTTACATTTTCATAATAGGGCTCATTTAGGCTTGTGTCGTTGGGTTTATTTCCTTGTATTACAAAAATTACACTTCCAGGTGCACACAATCCGGACTCTGATGTGATATCTGTGATCAGACTTAGTGTGACTTTTCCATCCACTCTCACACCACTCACTTGATACAGTCTGTTGTTCAAATTGGTATCTGTAAGATTGGTAAACAACACGATTTGGCCATCGTCCAATCTCACATTGTCCACTAACACATTTGTTTGTCCAATCACACTGTCCAAGTTGGTACGTTTTGTGTCCACTAAATTGACATTGGTCAGGAATTGAGTACCAAAGTTCCACAATGGGATAGAAGGATCAAATTCCAATATGGGACGTTGTGCAGTAACAATAGTACCGTAACTCTGATCTGTTTGACTGATCACCAACACCTGTTTGTGGAACCATCTGTTTGTTTGGCTCCATGGATTACCATTTTGACTGCCTCTGGCTATTGTCACATATGCAGGTGTTTCATTTAACCCTGCACTATCCCAGGTGGTGCTGTCCCAGGCTTGTGGAGAATCCCATGCCAAATTGGTTTGTGTGAATTCTGGTACTAATCTGATCTGTGTACCCACGCCTTCCACAATATACACTTGGGATCGGATCTGTACGTTTATGTCCAGTGTAAACTGTACTTTTAATCCTGATGTGAACACAACTGTGGCATTATCTTCTTGCACACCACTGATTGCAAATTTTATGCCACCATCGTATGTGTATGTGCTTCCAGTTTGGATTAGTGCACAATTGGTCTCACTCATCAGCTGAATCAATTGGGGTCCTGTGGCCATCCACACATATTGCGTGGAATTGATCAGTTTGTCCATGTCCACAGGTAGCCCGTAACTGTAATACTCACCTTCAAACAGTCTGTTATGGTCATTAACCAGTGCACCCTGCCATCTGAGCTTGTTAATCAGATCATCATACGCCAACACATGGGTGATCTGATTGTTCTGTGTGTTGCGACTCACCATACCTGGTTCCACCTGGTAGTTCAATCTGTCTGGAGTTGATTCCGGGACCCTAGCATCCAGATTGGGATTGTATGTGCTCAAAAGTTGACCCACATATGCATTCACATATTCCACTCTATCTGGCTGGAACATGTTGTCTGCTGTGGCTGCAAAGAACTTCTTCAACACATCTGTTTGCAATACTTCAGGTAGGAATTCACTAATTCTGCGAGTTTCACTCATATTATCTGTCCATTCTCAATTCAGCAGGAGTAAGATTGGCCACCACTTGTACGTCTGTGACCCTGGCTGCACTCAAAAATAACTCATCTGGTGCACAACTTATTTCAAACAAGTCCCCAAATTGGCTTGTGCCGTTAGTGGGCACAATCACCACAGTACTCACTAAAGTGGCCATTTGTTGATGGATAAATGCCACCAATTCTGTAAAGTAAAAGCTTTGACCAAAACTCCAGTTTGCAATATCAAAATATGTGTCCACAGCCTGAATCACTCTGCTCTTTATTTCACTGTCTGTGATACTGGAACCTGAAATCTTTATAACTTTGAATATGCATTTGAGTTCAGGCATCGCCTGATCCCCAAACAACAGTTTATACTTGACTGGATGCCAAATCATTTGATCAGTCATCATTTTATATTTGTTAAACTCCTGAAAGGTTTGTCTTAAATCTTCAGGATAAGGGGGCATGGGCTCAGGGTCTTGTGGTCTGCCCTTGGTGATCCAGTTTCTCATATTTGTGTCATATGAGCTGGTGAGCACATACATGTCTATAACATTTTGTACAGCAGGATCTATTCGGCGTTCTCTGCTAGCATAATGCTGCCAACAGTAGTTGATGGAATTTCTGCCTGTGCGTGCTTTGTATTCTGTGCTCACATCCAGCCAGGCTTGCGGTGCCTGTGCCTTGTATTTCAAAAACACATTTGGTGAAATCACATAAACCACATCACCGTCCGCATAAGTGTTCACTGTAGTTTGTGATACAGCAGATGGTACTTGGTTGAGTTGATCGTATATGGCTTTCACGCGAGTGGGTTTCCAGTATTGGTATCCTGACTCCATGATCTTCTGCCAAAACACTAACTGTGTACTGCTCACCAACTTGTCAAATGCTTCAGGATCATCTATGATATTGTCCTGGTTGTTGTCATAAAATTGTAATTGTACCTGGTTGGGCTCCTGATAACCATCAGTGTATTGTATTTGTGATTGTACCAGCCAGCGTTGGTCCTCTGGAAGTGCTTTATCATTCGTATCTGTGTTGTATTTGAGGATGCGGATCTGGTCTCTTTGGCTTGTGAGCGTGAGTGCATCCACTACTGGTGTGGAATTAATAAAGTAAAACTTTACATCACTCACACTTTCAAACATGTAACTAAGACTGCGCATGGTGACAATCCAGCCTTGGTTGGCTTTGAACAGGAATTGCAGCAACCAACTTGCATCTAAGTTGGCTTGGGTGGTGTTCCCCTCATTTTCATTGCCGTATTCAGCATCAATGGCTAAATCCACATTGTCTATTATTTTCCATGTGAGTGTGGATTGGTCATATCTCATTCCAAAGTTTTTCCGGCTGTTTAGTGCAGTTGTGAGAGCACTTGTCTCTGCATCTGTGAGTGAAACACGCAGAGGAGGGATGGACACCCATGCAGGGGAACCTGTCATCACAGACTTACTCAGGAGCACACTAAAGATGCCCAACTGGTCTGTGGATTCATTCACAATGGCTGCCCAGTTACCGTATGGTGCATGTGCCTGAGTTTCCCCTGGATTACCAAATGCCACCAAACTGCCTGTTGTAAGGCCCTTGGACAAATCTGGCAGAAACACATTCACAAACTCACCTTGACTGGCATTGGGCACACTACCACCAGTCACATTCCATGTGGTGTTCACATTAAACTTGGGAAATTCGCTCAGATAAAAATTACGTAATCCCGAGTTAATAGCTTGCCCTTGTTTTGTGCCTGCGAGTAATGGTTGTATGCGATTTTGAATGATCTGATTGGTGTTTAAATTGCCTGCAAGAGGAATGTTGATGGTTTGGCTTGTGTAGTCTTTGTACATGATGCCATCATCACTAAACACTTTGGTGTTAGAGTATGCACCTGTGGGATCAGTTAACTCCAGGTATCTGCTTTGTCCGCTGTACACTCTGTTCACAGCTCTCAGTTTAAGAGCTTGACTGTTTTGTAGTGGGAACAGATTGTAGTCTTCACCGTTAACCATTCTGTTCTGGGTGTAAAACACAGCAGGTGCTCTAGCACGTATGGAGTCTGTGGTCTCCCTGCTCAAACTGTTAGCCACAGGGTATGTGAGGCCAAATGTGAGATTCAAGCTGTATGTGTTGTTAGTAGTGTCCACATACCCTAGAGTTAAAGCTTGAGCCTGTATATCCTGTGGTTGAATGGTGTATGTGAGGTTGTTGCTGGTACGATAATACACACGTATTCTGCCAGTGGGAATATTGCCAAAATTGCCATCACCAAATCTGATGCTAATGGCATCTTGACCATTCAAATCTCGTGTGACCACTTGGTAAATGTCTCTGGTCAGTCTGTTCACATTATTGTACACCAAGTTACTGGCAAATATGGCAGGCACTTTTGTCCAATCCAGTGTGGGTATGCCTGTGTCTGTGACAGATTGTACCCATACATCTGATTGATTAACATTAATGGCTGTCAAATCTATAACTCTGTTAGGTATAACAGAGTCCAGAATAAAGTCTGCATAAGCCAAGGTGCCTTGCTTGAACAATGCAAAAAATCCTGTGTTAGCACTTGCATTACCGTTTCCATCATTTCTGTACAACATGCTCCAGTTGTTGAACACATTGGGGGTCTTTTCTTTATAGTAGCCCGAAAAGTTACCTGTGAGTGTGCTCAAAGTGGATTCAGTGTCAAAGTCTGAATTGCAAAATTCAAACTGCATGGCGGTACCAGACACAGTAGAGTTAAATGCGTAAGATAATGTGCTGGTGTTAGTGTTGTTCAGATCATATCTTTCTGCCAGCACTGTGCCAATCTGTGTGCTCTTGACTGGGTCACCATACGGGTTAGTGTTCACAAACGCAGCATTTAACACTAACACGAACTGCTCCAACCAATCGGGATTGTTGGCATCGTTCCACAGCACCAGTTGATTACTCAAGTTTTTACCATTGGAATCAAATATGGGTTGGCTGGTTCGCACACTTTGTAATTTGACCAGACCTTGACTGGTCAAACATCTGCGAGGAGTGTAGCTCAAATAACGTGCCAGTCTGAACACACTCTCTCTACGAGTGGCGGTGTCCATGAAATTCTCTCGCACATTCAGATCCATTCTGAATGCCAGACTGCCTGCTAGGTAGGCCAACATTTCGATAATGGCCACAAACTCTGAGCTTTCAATCCAGTCGTTGAAGTCTTCTGGGTAGTTGACCCTCAAATAATCCACAAGGGCCTGGCGCACTGTATCATAATCATACGCAGCAAAATTTACGAAATTAAAAGCTTGGTATATGACTTGCCAATCTTGACTGGCAAACAGTCTGTTTTGTCTCAAAGTTACACTCATGGGTTGGTGCTTTCCACATTACGACGGTCAAAATCCACACTAAATGCATCCACAAAATTAAAAGGGGCATAAAACAAATTCATTTGCAATTGAATGCCATGGTCTAATTCCACCAAGTTGATGCTTTGCAATTGCACCCTATTGTCTGTTTGCACTATGGAGGTGGCATCTTCCACTATCAACGTGACCACATCTGTGGTCATGGGCTCAAACAAAAGGTCCCAAATTATGCTACCAAAATCAGGTCTCATGACCCGTTCTCCTTTACGAGTATAAAAGTGGTTGACCAGATCTCTTTTGATCAATTCCAGGTCTGTCCATTGTGTTTGTTTAATGCTGGCATCCACACTGCTGTAGCCAACAAATATTCGGGTTCGGGGTGTATTTGCCATGTGCGAATATTTAGCTTGAGTAATATGTACAGTTTTTAATCAGATTCATTGACTATTCACACTGTGGTCACTCAAACTGTGATCATGGAAAAAAGTCATTTATCATACTGCGACATTCACACACATGTGAAAATGTTGGCGTTTAAAATTCAGGCCAGTAACTGGATGCCCTCAGTTATTGTGGGAGTGACACGAGGTGGCATGTTGCCTGCCACATTACTCAGCCATTCATGGCGATTACCCATGAAAGCATTAAATGTGAGTTTGCGAGACAATACTAAATTACAACCTGACCATGCTGTCTGGTTGGAAGAACTAGTCCAGTCCGGTAAACGGGTACTGGTTATGGATGATATCAACGACAGTGGTGCCACTATCAATTGGATCAAACAAGATTGGCAAAATCGTGTTTCATCTGCAAGCTTCTCTGACCATGTGCGTTTTGCAGTGTTATTAAACAAATCCACTAGTACTGAATCACCAGAATATGTGGCCAAGGAAATTCCCACAGAAAAGCTGGAAACTTGGTGGATATTTCCTTGGGAACATCTGGAGTGATCTGGATATCAACTACTTGCGCGAAACAGTCACAGTGGGGCCGCAAGAAGTTCCAGAGTGTGGAAGCTGCACTCACACATGTGCAGCACATCAAACCGCGTTAACCTAAAAATATGGGTTGACAACCTGAGCCATCGTGTTACACTGCAAATCCAAACAAGGAGCGTGCATCATGTCCTACAAAATCCAGCTCAGCCCTGCCCAAATCCATGCCATCTGCGCTGCCCTGGAGCAGACGTCGCCTCAGCCCAATCCTGCGCATGATGAAAACACTCGCCAGGAAGTGGGCATGCTCTTGCATATGTTTCAAGCCACCCTTAAAGAGCCAGAAAGTGCCAACATGCTGCATGGGTTTACCCTGTAGCATGCCTATTATTTGCGTATCCAAGCCCATATACAGCTTGGATACGCTATCGTAATCTCTAAAAAGGCTTGACTAGTCCGTCTAGTGTGTTATACTGCCCACATGAACAAGGAGAGCAACATGCAGAACTGGTGTGTGGATCCTCAAGGGACTACTGCTGAACGTATGATTCTCCAGTTGGCTGGGATGTGCAACGGTGCCAGCACCTGGGATGGCGCTGGTTTCAGCAAGCTAGATACAGCATTTGGTCACAGCCTGGCTGAACGTGCCCAGCAAGGGCGTGCTTGGACAGAGAAGCAGGCTGTTGGCGCCCTAAAGCTGATCAACAAGTATCGCCGCCAGATTGGGGGCGAAGCTGTGATCCGCACTTGGATGGAACGCCCTGTTTTTGCCATGATGCCGCTCACTGACGCTGAACGCAAGCAGAAGGCTGCGGGTTTGCGCCAGGTCACCAGCGAGGACAAGACTGCTGTGTTCACCTTCCCTTACGATGCTGGATTGGTGGCCGCGCTCAAGGGCATCCGTGGCGAACACAAGGGCCAAAAGTATTGGAGCAGCTGGGACGGCGCTCACAAGCGTTGGAGTGTGCCGGTGAATGAATCCAGCATTCAGCAGATCATGACCTTGGCACGCGACTATGAGTTTGAAATCGAAGAACGTTTTGAAACATATTACAGTCGGGTAATGGCCAAGCTGGAATCTGTGCAGGGAGCAGCAGAGGAGAGCCGGGTTGTGACCACCCTGGGTTATGCACAGGCAGTGGCAGTGAATGATGGCATGATTACCATCACGCACAAAGATGCCAGTGTGCTGGCTGAATTCCAGGAAGCTCTTGCTAAACTGTAATAGTGTGGCAAAAATGCCACACTATTCCTGTGAAAAATTGGTTGACAGGGTCCACCACTAGTGCTATAGTGTGCTCACAAGACGAGGAGACTGTGGATGTTGGAATTTACTGCTAGCCCTGCTCGTGTTCGTGAAGCCACCAAGCTGGCCTATCGTTATGGCATCCAGATGACCCAGGGCGTGAGTGACTACTGGCGCAGCCTGCCTCGTGCTGCAACCATTCCTGGGTTTGCGTTCACCCTCAAGCCCTACCAGGCTGAGGGCGTGGCCCATTTGGAAAAGTGGGACGGAAATGCACTGATTGGTGACGAGCCTGGCCTGGGCAAGACGGCCCAGGTGATGGCCTACGCCCACAAGCACCGTCGTTTCCCCATGCTGGCTGTGCTGCCCAAGACTCTAATCCTCAACTGGCGTCGTGAGCTGACCCTGATGCTGGGCGCTCAGCTCAGTGTGCTGGTGGTGGGCTTTGTGCCCAGCAAGCAGCGCCAGGCCCAGCTCAAGGCGCAGTATCCCCATGTCACGTTCAGCAAGATGCCGCTGCCAGGCTTTGATGTGACCCTGATTAACTATGACATCGTGGCCCGCAACCAGCAGGCGCTGGAAGATGTGGGTTATGATTATGTGGTGGTGGACGAGAGCCACAAGATCAAGAACCCCAAGGCTCAGCGCACTCAGGCCATCCTGCGCCTGATCACGGGCCGTGAGGAGGTAAAGGGCAAGCGGAACGAGTGGCGTGTGCTGCATGATGGTGTTCGCAGCGTCACTTTCATGACGGGTACACCCATTGTGAACAGGCCGTTGGAACTGTGGACCACAGTGAGCACCATTGCTAGCTGGGTGCCCCAGTTCGCCAACTTCTTCGCATTTGCCCAGCGTTACTGCAACGCCCACCGCACTCAGTGGGGTTGGGATTTCAACGGCCACAGCAACGAAGCTGAGCTCAACCAAATGCTGTGTGACACTATCATGATCCGCCGTCGCAAGGAAGATGTGCTCAAGGATCTGCCGCCCAAGACGTTTGTGACCGTGCCCTTGGAGTTTGACCGTCGCGAGTATGATGCTGTGGCTCAGGCGTTTGAAGGTCGTGGTGACTGGAAGCAGGGCATGCAGACACTCATCAACTATGGTGGCAATGCTGCCAAGAGCGATGAGGCCATTGTGGCCATCAACAAGTGCCGCGAGATTGCAGGCTACGCCAAGATGGCCAGTGCCATTGAATGGATCCTGGACTACGTGGAAGAGGGTGAGAAGCTGGTGGTGTTTGCACATCACCAGCGGATGGTGGATCAGATCACTGCTACTGTCAAGGCTGCTGGCGTGGGTGTGAGAATGATCCGCGGTGGCGTGGGCCTGGAGGAGCGGGCGCAGGCGGCGCAGGAATTCCAGACTGACAGCAGTGTCAAGGTGATGGTGCTCAACATCGCTAGTGCAGGCTTTGGCATCACGCTCACTGCTGCCCGGGCGTGTGCGTTTGTTCAGCTGCCCTGGACACCAGGCGACCTGATCCAGGCTGCTGACCGTGTTCACCGCATTGGCCAGACCGACAACGTGACAGTTTACAACCTGGTGGCAGAGGGCACGGTTGAGGAAACGATTGGTGAACTGATCATGGCCAAGGCTGAAGTGGCCAATGCTGTGGTGGATGGTGGTGCCAACACAGAGCTGGCTACCATGAGTCTGGGTAACTGATCAACAAGGAGATAGTAACATGGCCACACGAGCAATCAGTCACGATTTGGATAACGCATATATCAGACATCTGTTACCTAAAGTTAAAGGATATGAAAAGCAGGAC